ATCTCGTCGATGACTTCTTGCACCGCTTCTTTGCTGACAATACCACGCTTGACCAGGCGATTCACCACGCTCTTAAAATCAATCTCCAACATATAACCTTCTAACTTGAAGTACCACGATAAATCAATTTCCATCTAGTTCTACCAGGCGAGACATAATCCACTCCACGACTGGGACTGCCACGGCGTTGCCCATCTGCTTGTAACGGTGACCGTCAGCTTGGCCTTCAGTCCAGTTGTCAGGGAATCCCTGTAGGCGCTCGCACTCAATCGGTGTTAAACGACGCACCACTGCCTCTGTGTTAATCATAACTGTTGTCCTTGTGTCTCCCATGTCGAAGGCATTGAGCGTAGGTGCTACGCCCCCCCCCGTCCATGTTTCGTCATCGTCTTTACTTTGCGCTCTCTTCGCCTTCACGTACCACGAGATCCGTTGCATCTTTGTAATCCCTCGCTTTCAATGCTGAGAATGTTCCGTCCATTTCATACTGGCCAAAAGACTGCATGCGAGCTAGGAGCACCTGCTGGTTACCTGTTTGCAAGGTAAGGCTCATGTCCTCGCTGATTAACGGTCCTTTGCCCCCCCCCGCGGCTCCTTCTCTGTTGGTGAGTAGGATTGGACGACTGCCATCAACGCCTTCTCCAGTGCCGGTGGCAATGTTTTTCCTCGGCGTCCGGCTCGACGTAGAATCCCCTCGCATGCCTTCGCTGAGAGCGAGTATTTCGCTGGAACGTTCTCCGTCTCCAAGACAGCCGACAATGAACACTCGACGGCGACGTTGGGCGACTCCGAAGTATTGAGCGTCAAGCACACGCCATGAGACACCGTACCCCCTTTTAGCCATTTCCCCGATAACAATTCCAAAGTCTCGTCCGGAGTTGCTAGACAAAAGGCCAGGGACGTTTTCAAGGACGAAGTACTGTGGTCTAAGTTCGTCCACGAGTCGTACAATCTCCCAATATAGTCCGGAGCGTTCTCCGGCAAGACCGGCACGTTTACCTGCGACCGAGAGGTCTTGGCACGGGAACCCGCCTGTGAGGATTCCTCGATCTGGAACGAACCCTGCGCTTCTAAGTTGCTCACCTGTAATCTCCTTTATGTCGGTGAAGTGTTGTGCCTTTGGAAATCTATTCTCTAATACGCTACGAGCTGCCTTGTCAATCTCGACGGTGGCCACAACGTTGATGCCGTTGCGCTCCATAGCCAAGTCAAAGCCACCTACGCCAGCGAAGAGAGATACCGCTGTTAAGCCAGACATTGTGTGTCTCCTTGCCATTCGGGGTAGAACCCACCATTCCTTACCCAGAACCAGACTGCAACGATGTCCTGTTGCAATCTGGTCGCCTGGTTAGGGAACATGGGTAGTCGGGGTATGTAATTACGGGCATACTGCCATAGCCATACTTGGAACTGGTACAAGCCTTGGGTACCTGATGCGACATTGGTATCCACTAGCTTGTCCCGTGATTCCGAGTAGGCAATGCAAGCGAACTGCGCCTGCACTTTTGATGGCAAATATGCTATCGGGTCAGGGTTAGATACAACCCTTGGTACTGCGGCTACTGCCTCGTTGCTAGTCGAGGTAGGCTGACCGAATAGCGTCAAGAACGCCACGAAAAATATCGTGAATATCTTGTGAGGTTTGGAAATACTGCTTAGTGTTTCTCTCAACTTCATCGATCCTCGCTTCTATCTGTTCAATGCTTGGGGTGATGTCGTTCATTAGAATGGTTCCTCTTCTGTCTCGATAGCTCCGAAGGCTTCCGTCAAGTTCTGCACGGTGCCCTGATTCTTTAGTACGGCGTAGGCCTTCTTCTTACCAGCCATGACCTGCTTCTCGCTCAGGTTGCCCTTGGTGAGGAACTGCTGGGCGAGGGAGTTAAGGAACTCATCAGTGGGTGCCAGTTCGGCGGCCTTGATGATGTCCTTAATGTCCTGCGGTGCATCGCCTGGGGCGTTGAGTGGCTTCGCCTGTACGGCTGGCTTAGCGTAGGTCGGCTTGCTCTGCTCGTAGACCGCACCAGACTTAGCCTGCGTAGCCTTGTTGCCATCGTCGTCCTCATCTGCCACGAGGCCAAGGGCTGACATGTAGGCGTAGCGACGAGCGTAGGTAACCGCTGATCCTTGTGCCTGTGGGTCGTCCTTGACGAGGTGCAACTTCATGGTGTGAGCAATGAACTGTCCCGATTCGTGAATCAGGTAGGTGGTCAGTGCGTCGACACCTAGGTACTCACCTTCGATGAACTGGCTGACGGCCAGACCGTGCTTGGTAAGGATTGGTGTTGCGTGGGCTACCACGTCTGGCAGTGCCGCATACTTGCTCTTGAAGAACGGATTAACTGAACCCTTTGGTACAGCTCCGAACTCTGCCTGTGCTTTCACTAGCGCAGCGGCTAGTTCATTAATTGATTCTGACTTCATGATTCATCTCCTATTTCTTTTGCTGATATTAATTCGACATAACCGACGCTGTGAACGCCATGCTTTAGGGCTAACTCCCATGACCAGTCGTCGGGCCAGGTACTTGCTACTCCATTGAGGGGTAGGTCGTGGTCTACATCAAACTCTAGTACAACTCGGTAACGCTTAACTCCTGTGGGTTCGGCCATCAGTCCTTGTTCCTTCTCTCTAGGTTGCTTTCATTTATCCACACCTGACCGTCTCCGTCCTGTAGACATACCGTCTTGAACGAACAGTAGTCACACTGCCAGAACTTGCTGGAGTTGGGGTCTAGGCGTAGAGCTGAGCCGTTATCGTCCAGGGCAATACGGTCAGGCAGGTAGCCTGCGGTAAGTGCGCTGAAGATACCTTCTGAGCGGCGGATTTCATCGAGAGCGTCCTGTTCCCACTGCGAGCGGTCAATCCAGAACTCGGCCATGAAGCGGTTGTACTTCTCCACACCCATCTTCTCTGCCTTGTTAATGGACAATGCCTCGAACGTGGTCGAACCCATGACTATCTTCTCAATGACAATCTCAGGGTTGGCGGCCATGATGCCGAGGGCGTTCATACCAGCCTGCACGACTGCCTTCTTGGCTGGACCTTCTGGGTACTTCCAGTCGCCACGCATACGGTTCCAGCCGACCTGCTTGTCGAAGCCGAAGGTTCCCATGGTCTTTAGTTCCCAGAGCACGTGGGTACCAGGCACCTTGATGCCGAGGTCGGACACGGGGATAAGTGCGTCGCACGATCCGCTGATGTACTCGGTGCCACTTGGCACTTCGAACAGAGCGTTAGGGAACACTTCCAAGATTGCTTCCTGAAGTGCCTCGTGAACGATTGTCCCGATGCCAGTGACCCATGCACCGGCCTCGTCCATTGGCTCCGTTGGCTCGGCGTCGAAGGCGTAGTAGCCCTGCTGACGGGCACACCCAAACGATGAGCTGTAGCGCAGAGGTGTACCTAGCGCCGTTGGCTTAGGTGTCTGCGACTTCTCGTGCATCTTCTTTGCAAGCAGATGCGTAATGACTGGTTCTTTAATTGGTTCCATACCGACCTTTCCTTTTCTTCTGGAACTATTTTACTTTGATGCTGTTACATTGATTAATGTAATGCGGGTGAATCATACTTGTCAAGTATTTCTTTTGCCCATTTTACTAAATCTTGAACTCGCTGGCCTTTTGGCTGTCGAGTAACCCAAAGTTCTAGATTCTCTGGGCGGTTATCGTCTCTAATCCCGTTTATATGGTGGACGTTTTCATAAGGCAAAAGTTCCCTACCCAGTATTTCTTGCATAACTAACCTATGAACGAATTTATACTTGCCACCGATTCTCACGCAAAGATATCCGTCTCTGTTATAAAAAGGTTTACCCGATCCTAAGCTTATGTCTTTTATCGGGCGCATCTCTTGCCCACGTTTGTATTGCTGATAGTGGCTTTGGCAATATCCCTTTGCTAAATGCTTTCGGCCACAACCCTCATAAACGCAAACCTTATAAAGGTTGCGGTCAATCTTCCCATACTTCTTTAAGCTCTGACCGTAATGTGTGCTGCAAAGCCCCCTTGAATGTGCCCTTCTTTTGCAAGATGGCTCGGAACATTCTAGTACCACGGAAGTCCCCCAAAATCCCTTGATTCCTTCTTTACTGCCACGAGATTAGCCTGCACGTAGGAGATGTTGTGATCACGGTGCCATTCATTCGGGAAGTAGGTAAGGACTTTCGAGGGGTGAAACTTAGCCTCAATCTCTGGGACAAACTTACGGTAGTTGTCGTCGGTGAAGTACCAAAAACTGTTCTCGTTCCAGCCAGCCACGTGAGTGGGGTCTTGCCATGCGCCACGTCCATCGGTTGATGGGGTCATGGAAAGCAGCAAGCCACCGTGAGCGAGCAAACGCCATATCTTGTTCATGACGGCTACCTTGTCGGCCACGTGCTCTAGGAAGTCGACGGCACGTATAACACCTACGGAGTTGTCAGGCAGGTCGAGATCGAGAAAGTTGCCTACGTAGTCCACGCCTGGCGCCTCGTGCATGTCCACGCCTTCGTAGCCCTCAGCCTTGCGATGCGCGGCTCCGAGGTCGAGGCATTTAAGTCCCCGCCTCTTCGCCCACGCAAGAGCAAGGTCTTGAATGTCACGCTCGTACATCTCTAACGTACCACGCTGAATGTCGGCATTGGTCTGTGCCTGCGACTGGGTTTGGTTGCTGTGGATTCGCTGTGAGTAGAGGTTGTCCTTGATGTGGTAGAACTCACCCAACTTGAACAGCCGAGCCATGAGGTCTTGGTCGTCGAGAATCTTCAGCTCACGGTCGTAACCACCTGCTTTGACGTAGGCTTCCCTACGGAACGCACGGACGTGGTTAGGTGCGTACCAGATGTGAGCCACGTTGTGTGGGTACGGTGGGAACGAGGTGCAGACGTGTGAGCCGTCCTCGTCACGGTATGACCAGCCGTAGTTAAGATCAAACTCCTGGAAGTTAGGCGAGCCGTCCTCGTTAATCTGGTTGAAGTCCGAGTAGACAAACACGATGTCGTCGCTGATGTCGAAGGCTTCTTGAATCTGCTCCAAGGCTTCGGGCATAAGGGTGTCGTCGTGGTCTAGCTCCACCAAGATATCGCCATGGCAGTTGAGTGCGGCCTGCCACTTGTACCAGCCAACGCCACGGTCAGAGTCGTGGTTGTACATGATGCGTACACGCTTATCTTTAGGGCGCTCCCATACGGCACCGTTGTTCAGCACTACTAGCCACTGCCAGTCGGTGTGGGTCTGCTTGCGAAGCGACTCGTAGCAGTCGTCTAGGTGCTTGGGGTCGTGGCTGGGAGTGAATACACTAATCATGCTTAAGCCAAATCTCTAGTTCGTCTAGTACTTTGATTACGTCGCAGGGGTGGTTCATCGTTCCACCACATGCCATGCACTTTCCAGCGTCGTTAACCTTTGGGCTGTGCTTTTCTCGTAGGGCTTGGCGTATTTCGGGGGTCATAGTTTCTCCCCACACATAGGGCAATAGGCATAGCCCCAGTCCATCTCCCGCTCAGGACTTAACGTGCCGTAGTAGTTCGGTGGCGTGTCGTCATCACGATGTTCGCAATATTCTTTTTTGTCTGTCATAGAAGGTTAGGGTACTTCTTCGCCATGAACTTGTCAAGAGTTACACCTTCGTAGCGAAGGCAAAGGTAGTTCAAGCTAACGAACATCGGGTCGTATGAGCCTTCACGAACCTCGTGCTTGACTACTATTCCTCGCCAGTGGGCGTTCCCTTGCGGCCCCTTGTAGTCCTCGTCGTGGAGATAACACGCACCCGCGACCAGACCGTGCTGCGATTTACCAGCGACAAAACGTAGGCCGTACGCGAGGGTCTGCTGGTGACCCATCGTAAACGTATGACCAATCGTCTTAATGCGTGCTTCAACGGTGCCCCCTAGTGGCTTGCCCGACATCGGGTTATAGAAGTAGTGTGAGTAGCCCACCCCGTCGAGCCAGAGAATGTCGAGGAATGGGCTGACCGTCCAGCCTGAACGCTCGTAGTCGAGGTCATCAGTGGAGATAACATCTTCGAGCTGAGCGTCGGCATTGACCGCACGGTTTATTCGATCTTCGTGGTTCCCCAGTAGAATGTATCGTTCTGGGTTCCAAGGACGGTGCTTGGTGCGTCGTCGGTTGTTGTTAAAGTCTGTAAGAGCCTTGTTAAGGACAGCCCAGGCTTCGTTCGCTGCTTCAATGTCCTGAACATACCTACGACCTTCCATCGCCTTCTTGCCTTTGTCGTACATCGACAGACTTGGCATGTCGGCGTGGTCACCGAGGTGGACAATCTTAATAGGCTCGTCGTGGAACTCGTCAACAATGTATTGGCCAATCCATTTCAGGTGGTCGGTTGGGACACCAGGCTTAGCCTGAGTGTCGGGAATAATAACGTGCACGTTTGGTTTACGCATGCTACTCCTAGTGTCGGGTACTCCGCCACTTGAAGTTTAGCGTAACTTGTTGATAAACGTGTGGATAGTCTAGATAATATTGGCTATTTCCGCTGGTGTGACGGTGTAGAGATCGTGCCAGTCACACGCCTGTGGATAACCGCAGAACCAGAGGGCGCCAGCAACGAGGCCGGAGCAAATCCAAGTGTTGTTCTTACGCAGGCAAATGCTGTCTGGCAAGAACATGTCGAGGGCACAACTGAAGATAGTCAAGAAGCCGTAGGGCTTGCTTATCTGCGTGTGCAGGAAGTTCAGGAAGTCGGCACGGTTCACCTGTGCGGGGAGCGGTACGACCTCGTACATGCCACCAGGAGCCACGCTGGACAGCAACTTGTTGTCCGTTACGCCTGCCGCCTCGGCCTGGATAACCACCCAGTCGTCACCGACCTTCTCCTTCAGGACAGCAACGTGGTTCCACTTTGAGTTCTTCTTCTCAATCTTGACCCGACGCTGTGCCCAGCGAATACTTGCTCCTATCAGGCCTTTTGAGTGACAAAGAACAATGTCGCCAGCTTCCACGCTATTCCTTACCTTCCAAGGTTTCGATTCTTTCCTCTAACAATGCTAGAGCATTGTCTTGTCGAATGTCCGTAACGTCATCAATGCCCTCGTGGCCGTGCTTGGTGGCGTAGTAGGTGCTGATGTAGGCCGAGATAAGGCAGAAGGTGACCAGCCATACGGTGAAGTGGGTGACGGCAAACTTCACGGTCAGGATATTGGCAATCCAGTAGGCCATCTCAGTGAGGCCTGCCACGACTGGGCGACCACGTGCCTCAGCTTGTACCATTAGTACAGAAAAGACATTGGCAACGCCTAGGGATAATGCGGCGAGTAGTGCGTAGATCATTAGTCGTTCTTCTTCATCGGTTCGAGTATGGCCTTGTCCTCTTCGATGAGGGCAAGAATCTTCTTCAGCATGAGGTTGGATTCCACATCGACGTGGTAGTCCTTCTCTGAGTGGGCGGCGTCGTCCCTACCGAGTTTGCGAATCTCTCGGATAATCTGGGCGTCACGGCGGGTCTGGGCGAACATGGCAATGCCGACTACCGACTCAATGAAGAGTGCCATGTACGAGGCGCAGTAGTTCCACCAGACACGGTTAGGGTCATGGAAAAGGCCAGGGGCTATCCACCAGATTAACGTTACGAACGTAATGGTTCCGATGAACGCCCACCGACGAATCACTCCCTGTACCTTCCAAGAAATCATCTCGCTGAAGGTCAGCATGTCCCCAGTCACGGGGTCGTGGTATTCCTTTTTCATTACTCACTTTCGAACTCTGCTAAGTGGGCTTCGAGGTCGTTCTTCAAAGCCTTGATTGTCTTGTAGTCACGCTTCTGGCGCTTCTCAATACGGTTCAAAGCGTCACGTACAGTCGACCCACCATTGGGGTGCATCTCTTTGTTCAGCTTGCGGTAGAAGTGTGCTGCTACTGGGATAATTACGGAGAACAGGATTACCGATATAATCTGGCACCAGTTCGCAAAATTGCTAACCATTATGCGACCGTAGGTGGTAGGTGAATCGGGTTGACTGCGGCAGTTACACAACGAAGGAAGGTTTGTGGCTGACGACCATCAGTCGGGTAGTTCTTAGGGTTGCCGTGAATAGGCTTATTGACCCAGCAATAGATTGGGGATTGGCCAGTAGGACCACCGTGCGAAACGGTCAGAATGTCGGGTCCGTTGGTAGAAACAATAAGGGCAACGTGCTGACCTTCTCCGCCACCGTAGACAACAAGGTCACCAGGTTGGACAAGGTCAACGGTAACGCCCTGGGCGTTCTTGGTAAACTCCGCAATGTGAAGGTCGTGGCCCAGAAGAGTTCCGGTGTAACCCTCTCGTCCAAAACTGTTAGAGGTATAAGCCGTTCCACCACAGGGGTCGGCTGCACCAGAGAGCCAGTAGCAAAGGGTCACAAAAGCCGAGCAGTCGGCGTGGATTGGGAACTTAAGTGGGAACACGCCAAGCGCACTCATGCGGTCATTGGCCTCGGAGTAAACAAAGTCCGAAGTCTTGCCAGCGAAGTAGTTCGCCCAAGCAACAATGTTCTGTCGTGTATCTGTCATATTTCTCCTTAGTTGAGGCCGGTGGCCGTGATTGTGTTTACGTAAGCGTGAAGTGCGGTGCCACCAGAAGCGGCGAGGACATAGAACACTGCGGTGGTACCAGGGGTAACGGTCATTACCTGCGTCAGCGTGATAACCGTTGACTGGTTTGATCCGTAGCCTGCGACTGACTGCACCTTCTGGTAGTAGCCAGAGGGAGCCGATGTGCCGTTCGCACCGATGCCGAGGTAGCCAAAGGTTGCAGAGGTGGTGGTGTTCACGAGGTCAACCGTGGCCGTGACGAGGTAGGTGGTGTAGGTGGAAGCGAATCCGACCTGTGCGCCCACGAATGTCCAGTTAGAAACCAAGCCACCGGAGTTGGTAGCGATTGCTCCACCGGAGTAAGTGTTCTGTGCAGTGGCGGCGTTTATAGCGGTGACCGTCGCTGGGGTCTGTGCCACCCATGACGAGCCGTTCCACGTTAGGAGCTGGCCGGTAGTCGAGGGTGTGGCTGAGACGCCGTAGCCGTTTAGTCCGGTGACCCGTGGCCCAGGGTATGAACCGCTCAGGTCGCCTGATGCCGCAGTTGAGTTGGTCAGGGCGTTGACGTTAATCCACGTTGAACCATTCCACTGGAACACGTCGCCCGTGGCTGGGGTGGTAGTCGTGACCCATGCCGTGCCATTCCAGTACACCATTTGTCCGGTGCTTGCCCCACTGGGCAGACCGCTGGGGGTTGATGCGCCACCGCTAACAGGGAAGCGTCCCCATTGGACTTGGTTGCCAATGCCCTTAGATACTAGGGGTAGGTTGGCTACGGGGGTAGGTGGGATTAGGTTGCCGCTCATGATGTCGCCGGTGCCGTGTAGATGTATGGTGCCAAGGTCTTGAAGAACACTACGCAGTCGCCTTCAAAGCCGTTCTCGTAATTGTCTCGACGCTTGTGAGGAATCCAGTCGAGTGAGTCAATGGCCGCTACCGCTGAGAGTGGGCCTTCGGTGTAGGTCACTAGGTCTTGGCTCTGACGTAGGTTTTCCAGCCAGATGAAGTTCTCGTAAGAGTTAAAGTAGTTCTCCGCTCCGTCCACCTCGTTGACCGAGAACAACTGAATCACGGCAGAAATCTGGGTACCTTGAACAATACGTGGCCATGCCTTTGCCGTCCAGCGGTGCAGGATTGGCGTAGCAGTCGCACCAGAGTTGGCGGTGAGGGTAACGATTGTCTGGAACTCAACAGCGATAACTGCACTGCCGTCAGTGTTTAGAATCTGGTTAGACGTTTCGTATGATCCGTTGCCCGTGAACGCAGTAATGTTGGCGCTCTTAGGGCTGGGCATGTCGGGGTCGGAGATGACCGTGGCCGATACCGAGCAACCAGTTGGGTTGACTGCGTTGTAGGCAAAGCCGAACATAACCTTCTTGTCGGGGATACCGTAGTCGTAGTAACCGGAGCTGATGGTACCGCTCGGCACGTACTGGGTAACCGAAGGGATACCGCTGTAGTTCGTTGCCTTGGGGCCGTAGACACCTAGACCACCGATAGCCATGAGTGGCGTGTTGGTAAGTGGGTCCCAGTCCAGCGAGTTAACCATTCCCTGCCCAGTGCTAAACGAGTAGGAGCCTGAGTAGGAAACCATAAGGTCAGAGGCGTAGGCTGGAGTCAGCGGGTCACCGTTGATGAACGTGCTGAGGTCGAGCCTGCCGAGTCCGGTGCTTGACGAGTCGTAGTTATTCCAGGAGAACCAGACAAAGCGACCGTCTCCGACAATGGCCGTCACGGGGTAACTGACTGGCTGGAGAATGTTAGGAATCAGTGGACCAGACTTAAGGTCTGAAGTAGTTGTTGTCGTTGGAGCATACGCACCCAAGGTCTGTGTCATACGGATACCACGGTTGGTACCAATGAAGATGAAGTTGAGGTATGCCTTAATGCAAGTGGGGTACTCGTCAGGCGACATGGGAAGTGCTTGAATCGGCGTGTTCAGGTAGAAAGGCTGAACGTTGCCAGAACTGCTTACCGTTCCAACGTTTGTTGCGTTGGTGGTGGTTGACCCGTTGTAGTCTGAACGGTAGATGAGTCCTGAGCCTGGGCCGGTAACAGGTGAGTTCACATAGCCTGAGAAGTACACTTCCGTCTCGCCACCAGTAGCGTCTGACCATACCCAGTTAGGATTCTGGTGCGTGGTAAGTACGTCTGGTGGGAGTGGGTTAAGGACTGAGCCGCCGGTTGCCACGACTGCACCGATAGAACCCTGCATCGAGATGACGCTCTCGTAGGTGAAGGTAGTCGAGGTGGGAACGCTGGCCACGGTGTACTGGCCGTTGTAGTCCACGTTAATGTTGGCGTCAGTGATGCTTCCGCTGGCGAAATACGAACCTGCTCCAGCCAAGGCAATGGCACTGCCCTGCGTGGTCTGGTAGGTAATGGTCTGGTAGGCACCGGAGCTACCGACTGAGGCCACGGTAACCGTCTCACTGAATGGGGTGGTCGCCGTTGCTGCACCGTTCCAGATGTTCAGCGTTACCTGAATGTTGTCGCCTACCTGCACGATTGGCTGGTACACGCCACCGACCGTTGGCTGGTGGTAGTCCGTGGTAATGGTGATGCTGTTAGTCGAGGACGAGTAGGAGAATCCCTGAAGTGGGATAGTCAGGTTCGAGGTGTTAATCGACACTGGCTGGCCAACGCTGAGGCCGTGAGGTGTGCTGGTGGTGACCAGTACGTTGTAGAAGTCACTCGTGCTGTTGATAGCGATGTTGACAATCTGTGCGTTAACAGTTCCCGTGCTTGGTACAGCACCGAAGTAGGGGGCTGACGACGAGGTACGTGGCTGGAAGGCGTAGAGACGGTTCTTGCAAGCCGCAATCAACTGATCGTTGCACCAGCGGATAAGACTGTAGCCACCCGTGTAGCCAGTGGTCGTGTCGTTAGCGGCGTAGAGCGAGAAGGTAGGAGTGGAAGCGGTAGGGTCGGCGTACCAGACACCGTTGGTTGTAGCGATGTAGACAATAGCGTCGTTAGTCGTGATGGAGTTCACGGTGCCGAACGAGCCAGCAAAGTTCACGGCGTTCCATGAAGTGTCGAAGCGGGTAACGGTTGTACCGTTGGCCACGATTACGTAGTCACCACAGCGAACCAACTGTAGGTTGTTAGCCACGCTACTGAGGGCGTCCTTGCGGTAGGTAGCGGGGAGCAACTTAGCCTGGAAGGGGTAGGAGAATACGTCCACGCCCTTCGAACTGAAGTAGCGGTTCTCTTGGTTGTCACCACGGCGGTCGAGCGAGTACTGACCAGCGCCCATTGACCACTCAACCTGCTCACGGCGCCATAGACCTTCCGTGCTCACCGTTCCCTCACCAGCAATGTTGGTCATCTGAATTGACTGACGCTGGGAAGGAATAGAGCGGTGGCGGAAAGCCTCACGGCGGTATGGTTCAAACGAGGTGTCGGCTACGAAACTACGAGTTTCACCTGATGAAGATGTGATGGAGACTGAGTATGGCCACTGGGCTGTCATTAGAAGCTACGCACCTTTGTGTACTGACGTGCCAAGCGGTCGGCCTCTTCGGCAATACGCTGTTGGCGTCGGGCAATAAGACCATTCACTGAACCGGCTACGGCACCTGCAACGACTTCTTGCGCCTTGCGTGGGTCGGGCTGGCTCTCCATGAAGTTACGTGCAATCTCTCGTGGGAGCGTGAGGTCAATCTCAGCACCGAGAGCGGGCAGGTCAATCATGGTGGGCGTCATGTTTGGAATGTTGGGCGAGTTAGCGCCAGCGATAGCCACGGCGGTTCCGTTAGCGGTAGCGACAGCACTCATCGTCACGGTGGCCGCACCTACGTTGATGGACGTAATCGTGGTACCACTGGGGATACCTGCACCACCAAGGAGCATGCCGATGTACAGACCTGTCGTGCTTGACACGCTGGTCAGAGTGGCTGAACCGTTGGTCGTGGTAGCGGTGAAGTTAACAGCGGCCTTGACACCGTAACCGTTGAAGGGTGGCGCCTCGTCGTTAGTCGCTGGGGTGTTCACCACTGAGTCAGATGCCGAAACGAACTTGATAAACGGCGCTGAGTAGGTGATGTAGATGGGAAGTCCTGGCCAACCAGCCTCACGGATAATAATGCCCTTACCCGATGGGAACACGGGGTCGGTGCTGTTCTGTTGCCAGCGCACTACCTTCCATGACTTGATTGCGGGGAAGGTACGGTACGGTGGAGCAATGCGGTAACGCACTTCGAGAATGTCAATGAAGTTGTCGGGCAAGTCACCGAGGTCGTAACCGGCGAATACGGGGTTGTAGGTCAGTTCAGCAACGCCCACACGGTACAGACCGTTGGTAGGGCTGGAGAGCGAACGCAGGTCGTCGTTGATTGCGACACCAATGTCGTAGCGTGAGTAG